TTTCTCCAAAATTCATGTTTTTCTTTGATATCCACTACACGAACCCAAAACCCTTCATCTTTTAACCGTTTTGCAAGGTGGCCACCAATAAAACCACCCCCACCTAATACAAGTGCTGTTTTTTTTATATCTGTTTTTTTCATATTGTATTATATAACTGATTTTGTTTTTCTTGTCGTTCTATTGTTTTTTCATGGATTAATGCAAATAAAGGATCAGCAGGCAATTCAGATACTGTTTTATAACCTGTAATAATTTCATGTACAGGTCTTTCCCATTTTATTTCTTCTTTATTTTTAAGAATCCTATCTTGATAATCAGGCCAATTTACCCAACCATTTTCATTTACATTCCATCTCCATTGTTGTATATGTTGTTGAGTAATCCCCTCAACAGTATTTACTCTAGGAACTCTAAACATTTCTACATTACTATTAGTTTCTAGAATGTCAGGTAATTGATTTATAAATTCTTCAGCCAGCATTTCATCTGCGTCTATTTGGAATATATAATCTCCATTACATTTCTTTTTTAAACTATTCTTCAACTCAGAAAAATTTTTATTAAATGTAATAGCATAGAAATTAATAGGGTTGGAATTATAAAATTCCTCTAAAAAATTTCTTAATTCTTCGGGACCATTATTATCCCAAAATACAACTATTTCATCTTGTTCTCTAGAATGTTTTACTAAAAAATTAAGTAAACGTTTAGTTTCTTCTACTTCGTTATAGCAGGTAATTGCATAACTAATTTTCATTATAATATTTTTCTAAAAATTCTAAAACTTGGTCCTCAGCATCATAGTTGTTTGATGTGTTTTCAACAATTTTTACAACTTGATGCGCCATTTCTTTTAAAGATACATCCATTATTCTTCAATTTCTTGTTTATCAAATATACCAATAAAATCTAAGGCATCCACGAAATCTTTTTCATCATAGTGGGTAATGGTTGACATATCCATCCTCCATTCATAATACTCTCCTTTTTTATTAGGGATAGGATATTTTTCTTTCTCCTCTTCTTTTACAGGTACTGCTTTTACTGATGACCATTTCCAATTACTAGCTTTAGTTCCATTAGCAAATACCATCCCTTTAGAGGGTAAATTAATAACTGTAGGCATCCAAATTTTCCCTTCATCATCTTCTCCCATTAATTCTTTATATAAATCTGGGAGTGTTTCCATTTGTTGTTCAAAAAATTCTTCTCCTTTTTTCATTAAAGAATTAGTTTGAAAACCACACCCATAACACATATAGTTAGTAATAGATTCATTTACTTCTTGAACATAGCAAGCATCCCCCCCACATCTAGCACACTTAATTAAATTGTCGTAACTCATAATTAAAATTATTTTGCAACTGCCACTTTTTTCTTAGGCAATTCTATTTTTTTTAGTTTTGGTAATTGTAATTTTACTTGTTTAGGAAACTCAGGAATATTGTCTTCAAGATATTTATTTAATTTCTCATCCATTTTCTCCCAACTAAAATTAGTTTTAGAATAATGGGCTTGTCGTTTACCTAACTCGGCATATTTTTTATAATTTTTAAACATATCTTTTAAATAATGTCCAATTTCTCCTGGATTTGGGGTAAACCATTGAGATTCTTTTAAAATCATATCTTTAACTACAGCTGAATCATCTACATTTTTTAATTCTCCATTTATTAAAGTAGTAAATTCTGGGTTTAAAAAATCAATGTGACCACTCCAGTTAGTAGCAATAATAGGTTTTTTAGTTAAACTAAATTCAAGTAAAGGACGTCCAAAACCTTCACCTTTAGTTAAACTTACCATAGCTTTTACTTTAGGATGGTTATAAATTTCATTCATTTCAACATCACTAAATTCCCCATGAAGTAGATAAACATTGGGTAATCTTTGATCACCCATTGTAGCCTTAATTTGGGTAATCTTATCTATAATTTGATCTCTACCCATATATGAAGCTCCGGTAATTGCTGTTTTGAGAATTAATGCAGGAGCATTTTGTTTATTTTTAAATAACTCAAAAAATGCTTTAACTAATAACCCTACATTTTTTCTATCTTCTCCTAGATTACCCTGCATCCAATGTCCTACAAATAAATAAGCAAAGGATTCTTTAATTTGGGGTAAATCAAAATTAGATTTGACAGGTTTGTAAACATCTAAATTAGCTCCTTCAAATAATACTTCAATAGGTTTTTGAACTTTAATTTCTCCAACTGCTTGACCTTGTTGATTATTTTTAGTATAAACTGAATTTAAGAATGTTTGTTTAGAATGTTCTGATGATACAAAATTAATATCCATTCTATTAATTCCTTCAACCCAACTATGATGAACAATTGTAGTTTCCATTCCTGCAGTCATTCCTATATTATATTTCCCTACAGGATTAAATTCATTTGGAACTGTAATTTGCATCCAAATATCAGGTTTTTGATTTAGTTGAGGTTGGTTGTAAATATATTTAGCTAAAAACCCCCATTCTTCTTCATGGTCACTTATAAACCCATGAGGTGTATTACCCCATCGTTGGGGTAAAAGTTTAACGTCATATTTGTCGGATTTTACAATAGATTTAATAACATCTCGAGAACGGGCTCCATAACCACTATAGGTGTCAAATGGAGCTGATATAAAGAAGGTTGATTTTGACATATAACTGTTTTTTAATAAATTAATTCGTGCATTAGTTTTTCTTCAGGAAGTTCTGTTACATTAATAAATTCATATTTTTCTCTTGGTTCCCAAGTTTCAAATAATTTATTAATATGAGTAATAACTCTGTTCCCCATTTCTTTCCCTGTGAATCCTGCTTCTTCACCTGTAACCCATTCATATCCTGCTTTACCACATTCTTTTCTTTCTTCAGGACTCATGTTATAAAGTTTCATGATTTGTTCAGCTGCATCTTCAGGTCTACATCTATCATCCCAAATGTAAGGTGTTGGGGGAGAACCTTGTAAAGAACGATTAGTTGGATATACAGGGAAAGCCCATTTACCATGTTTTTTATACTTTCCTGTATGGTTAGATGGAACTTCTTTTGAGGGAATAAACCAATTCCCATCTTCATCTTCAAATCTCATTTGATCTTGCATCCCCCCGGTAACATTAGCTATAATAGGAGTTCCCGTTATTAAAGCTTCAGTAAGTGAAAGACCCCATCCTTCATTAGAAGTTAGTAAAATTTGACCATCAGCTAAATTATACATTTTATTTAACTCTTGGGGTGTTATTTTACTTGTAGAAAAAATTATATTTTTAGATTTTTTACCAAATAAATAATCCCTAACAGCAACTAAATTAGTACCATGGTCACTAACAGGTTCTGTATGGAGGAGTAAACGGCATTTATTTGCTTTTTCTTTAGGTAATTTATCTAAGAAATATTTAAAAGCTAATAAAGTATCTGGAATTTGTTTTCTTCTAATATTCCTGGAATTAAAAAATAATATAAAATCAACTTCATCTTTACCACAAATTTTCTTTCTTAATTCTTGAAGTTCTATATCTTCTTTTTCTAAAGGGTGGAATATTTTAGTATTAATACCATGAGGGACATATTCAATAATTTTTCCCTTAGCCTTATCACCTAATGCTAGTTTATTAATTAAAACTGTTTGCTTTGAAATACCTAACAAAGCATCACATGATTCATAATATGGTTTATTATAAAGGGGAACAGGAAAATCATCCCAAATATTTAAATAAATAATAGGAGTTGTTTTTCTAATCTCATTCTCAATATCAAATAACCAAACAAAATATCTAGGATCTGTAATTAGGAATATTGCATCTGGGTTTTCCGTCCTCATCATATTTCTAATAAAACCCGCATCTCCATAACCATCAATAGGGTAAATAATTACTGAAGCATCATCTATGCCTGCTGCTTCATTTGTACCTTGACTAATATCTAATCTTTTACCTTTTTCAGGATGTTTGATTGCACCCCCAACATTTACCCAATTATAATGGTGACAAGTATTTATAATTAACTCCTTACCTACATTTGCTACACCCGAAGGCATTCTAATATCATCACAGATCAAAAGGATTTTTTTTCTTTGATCGGGTTTTAAATAACCATTTTTCATACTTTAAACTTGATTTAAGGTTTTAATTCTAAATTATTATGATTGTGTATTTCTTTTCTAAATTCATCATCTGTAAGATACAAATGAATAGTTCGTTCAGCAAGTTTTTGGAAAGAAAACTTATGCCTAACACAAGCTACTTTAAATTCATCAAATAATTCACTATTAATTTTTACACTAGTAAGTGATTGATTTTTATCTGCCATAATTTTTATTATTTACTTATTTATACACATACATATATACTATTTTTCAAAAGTCGCAGAACATAAATGAGTTTTATAAAAAGAACAATATTGACAAAATGCATTTGTTTTGGGTTGATGGTCCTTTTGGGAATATCCTTCTCTAGTGAATGCTGATTCTAAAAATTCATTTAATTCTTTATCTGCTTTATTTAATTTTACTTTTCCTGAAGCAGGAATGAAAGTTTGGATTCTAGTAGTAGGAAAATCACTATTTTCCCATACTTTTCTTTTTACAATAAAAAATTCAATATTAATCTTATTTAAGGGAATATTAAACTGTTCTGCAAAAAATTTCTTATAAAGTATAAGTTGGAATTGCTTATTTTCATCTTTTTTAGCTTTATCATTCCAACCACGTGTAGATGTTTTAATGTCTATAATCTTGAAAGATTCCGTGTTTTCATTGTATAAAACAACGTCTAAATGGCCTTGGTATATCACATTAGGATAATGCTTATTAGGCGTTAAAGTTACAGGTACTTCACATCCCACCAAATGCCATCCTCGTTTACTGAAATATTTACCTCTTTTCTTTTTAAAGAAATTTAGGATAGCAACCCCATCTTCGTAAAATTCTCTTAGTTCTTCTGCTGAGCTAAAGTGGAGATTATTGTTTTTCTTATATGCTGATTTATACTCTCGCATAAATCCACTTTTAAAATGTTCTTCAATGTCAATTTTATCAGCTCCCGTAATGCTTTTTTCATACATTATATCTAGATAATGCTGTAGAGTTTCATGGATAGAAGTACCAAAGACAAAATGAATAGATTGTTCAACTGTTTTATGCCCATCTCTATAGTTTAATGCCCATTTTTTAGGACATTGCTTATACATTGAAAATTGAGAATAAGAAACATTTTTTTGAAAACTATAATCTATATTTATAGGTTCAAAACGTTTAATTTCTTTAATTATAGAAGGGATTTTTTTAGTCAAAACTTACTTTTTCCATTTATTTTTCATTACTAATTGAGCTATGATGCTGTAGTTAGAAATATCAATAAAACTGTCAATCATTGTTTCTCCTGCTACATAATTTTTACCATCACGTTTAAGCATGTTTTTTAGGCGGTTTATCTTGTCGTTACAACGCAACCAAATACCTGTCAACGAGAGGTGTATGTCTTGTTTTTCTTCGAGATTAGACCCTAAAGAAATGTTTGATAACCCATAATCCAGCATTTTCCCAGCAAATAATTCATATTGTTCCTGTTGAACCTTTTGAAATTCTTTTGCTAATTTAGGGTACTTTTCTTCAAATTCAATAATAGTTATTTTTTCTCTCCATTTTTCCTCTTCTAATTTAACAGAATCAGGGGTTGATTGATCTAATAATGCCATAATTTTTTTATACTAAATAACTTGTTTTTGGTCTAAATATTTTTCTATTGTTTCTAATCTCTCATCAGCATCAGCTAACATAGCAAGTGCTTCTTCAGCGTTTTTGTAGAAATCTTCGGTTGAATGGTCACCAATACCCGCTGGGTTTTTCTCTAGTAATTCTAGGGTTAATAATGCTTTTGCTTTATCAGCCCTTGCTGAGGTGAAAAGCATATCTCTTAATTTACTCATAATTTTGCTTTTTTAATTATTTTTTTGATTTCTTTTTCTTCAACCCCCATTTTACATAAAATATCTTCTATCCCTGATTTTTGTAATATGTTAACATACTGTTTAGCTTCATTTTGGGAACATTCATAGTATTTAGAGATATAATCTGTTATCTCTTGGTAGTTGTTTTTATTTTCATTTTTAATATACTTAAGCCATAATTTTTTCTTTGGAATCATTTCCCGGTAAATTGAATATATTTGTTGTT